TTATAAAGAGAGGGGGGATTTTTTTTTTTTTAAATTCTATATAGATTTTTTTTTTCTTATTTTAAAAATTAGAAAATAGGAATTTTAAAAAGATAAAAAACAAATCTTTCTCTTTCATTGATTTGGTGTTTATATATTTTTATACTGATTTTTAATGTCCAATACAATATTATACATTTTTATCGTGACATGAACGATTATCGTAACATGAACGGCAAAGAGGCAAATATGATTCTGCAGTACCTACTAGATGTTGCTGAGAAATAGAAGTATCAATTCTATAAGAAAATATAGCCTTTGTACCATTTTTACATTCTATACAGAGTGAGTGAAGTTTGTAAACGTTATCAGAAAGGGGAATAAGATCTAATATTTTACCAAACTTTTCTCTCTTAAAATCTCCATCTAAACCAGCAATATAAACGTGTTTTTTATAATTAGTAATAATTTCTGATACGGTATCATATAGATCTGGAAAGAATTGTCCCTCGTTTATAAGAATAGCAAGTTGATGTGGTGATTCTAGATCATTAATGTTATGTGTTATTATATCACTTAATAAGTTGCACTGAACACAAGGTATTTGTTTCATATCATGAGTACTGAGAAGTTTTTGGTCGTATCTGGTATCACTGGAGTGATTGACGACAATAACTTTAATATTACATATTTGATATTGTTTTTGTATTTCAAGTAACTTAGATGTTTTACCTGAAAACATGGGTCCTAAAATAAGTTCTAAATATCCACACGAAGGGTTTTGCATTATAATATTAGTGAATGAATTAATAAATAATATAATACGAATTCAATTTTTGGTTTTTTGTATTTTGCATTTCCTAATAAGAGTAGAATGATTTTTTTCTGGAAAGTGAATATTGTAAGTTCTAGTTTTAATAGGAAATAGTTCATTGCAATGTTCTGGTAATAATGAGTGATTGGAATGTTTTTCAAAAAATGCTAAAATATTTTTTATAGAAGTGCTATATTTTATTGATTTTTTATGTATTAAGTTGTTGTTATTGTCATATAAAAAATACAAAAGTGTATTAGGTGATCGTTTAGACACTGAATATATAGAATGATAACGTGTATTTAATTGACATATAGAATAAGGAAACAAAGATGGTTCTGGTAAAGGAAGTTGTCCAAATATACCATTAAAAGTAAGAACTAGACCATCGTATACGAACGTACCTTTATCAGTATACGTCAACTTAGATAACGGTGTAGTAATTTCATATTGATCAACCAATTGTCTAATGTGAATAGATTTGTTCGATAAAGTAGGTAATGTAATGGAATCACCATGTTTGTCAAGTAAAATATAGAAATTCTTACCAATAAGTTCGTTTTTATCATAAATAGTCGAAATAGCAGAAGATGGATCTGAATGTGAGTCGTAAAAAAGGAAAACGTCTTTATTTTGAGAAACGAAGCCAGGAAGTGTTAACTTAGAAGATAAGGCAATATTTTTAATTTTAAAAGTGTCGAACAAACATCGTATAATTCTCTGTGTATATTTTCTTTTTTCAGAATGAGTTTTTCCTGAAATTTCATCAGTAATCGGCATTTTGGTAAGTGTTTGAAATATATAAGTATCATCAGAAGAAGAGTCAATAAGAGGTTGTTCATGAAAAGGAACATATGTATGTACATTCCATGAAATATTATCATAAAGATGATTGGTAATATCAGTATAAGGTGAAATGGTATATGCATTAAATGTAACATTTTTAAATGGTTTATTTACAAAAGAAGGCAAAATAAATCCATCAAAATAAGCATGCTTTATACCGGAACATGAAAAAGCATCTTGTGAGATTTGTGTCAAAGACGAAGGAAATATCATAGTAGTAAGTGATAAACATCCTGAAAAGGCAGATGTTAAAATAGACGTAACGTTTTCAGACAGTTGACAATAAGTTAAATGATCACAAGCATAAAAGAGAAAAGGTTCAATTTGTTGTAACTTAGGAATATAGATATGAGTAATAGTAGATTGCGAAAAAGCATATGATTCACAGGTTATAAGTTCTGGAAGAAATAATTTTTGAATAAGAGTAGATGCGAAAGATTTAGTTTGTATAGTATGACAAGAAGGTAAATTAAAAGACATAGACAAAGAAGTATTTGAGAACCCTTCGTCACATTGTACTATACGAATGTTAGGGAAAGAAACTGGTTCATCTTGATCTTGTCCAATATAAGAAAGATGTAAGTTGTTAGAAAACTTTCCAAATGTTTTAATACTAGGATTAAGTTCAATAGAAGAAAGATTGGAATATCTAAAATCACCTAAGTTTTCATATAAATGATAAAGAGAAGGGATATTTTGTAACGATTTACAACCGTAAAATGAATAATCTGGGTGAATGAATTCAAGATATTCGAAAGTGTTAATTTGAGTAAGAGACGTACAATAAGATGCGAAGTAACGTTCAATTCGTGAAAGAAAAGGAGTTAATATGATAGTAGTAAGATCGTAACATTTATGACACTGGTTTCCGATTGGATCCATGGACTTAAGCGCAGGAAAATCAAAAATTTGCAATGAAGAAAGAGCAAATGCGTATTCGCCAATATGAGTACAATGGTTCATAGTAATATTATGTATAGCACTATCATAAAAGGCATTAGTTTCAATATAGCCAGGATTATGATGTTCAATGACCAATGACAATGATAAATTATTGGTATGGGAAAATGAATATGAAGAAACATTCTGCAAACATGGTAAATGAAAAGTATCATTATTGTTCAAATTAGAAAGAGAATTACAATTGAAGAAAGAATAAGACGAAATAGTAGAAAGATGAAGTGTATCGTGAAAAATACATTTAGTAAGTTTCTTACAGTTTTTAAAAGCAGAATTTCCAATAGATGTAATAGGTCCATTAATAAAAATAGACGAAAGTTCAACACAACCTTCCCAACATGAAGGAGGTATAGAAGTAAGAGATGATGGTAAGTGAATTTGGCAACTTAATAAAGAGCAATTATGAAATACACTCATACCGAGATGTTGTAAAGAGGTAGGAATATGAATATATGAAAGTTTTGCATCTTGAAAAGCGTAACTACCTATTGTTTGGATAGTGTCAGGTAAATTAAATGTAGATAAAGTAGAATTAGCAAAGGTATAATTACCAATTTGAAGTAAACCTTGTGGAAAAGAAATAGAGTTAATATTGTTTGTATTTTTAAAAACACTATCGTCAATCCTAACAATATCATAAAAGAATTCGTTTGCTTTTACTTCGGGTAAAATAGTAATATCATATTGTACATCTTCTGATTCATATATAAAGTCTTTAACATAGCCAGTGAAATTATTAGAAAAAGAATAAGTGATATTATCAATAGTAAGGTCTGGAATGAATTCAAATAAAGAAAAAGTCCATTGTGGAAAGTGAGTAGATAATTGGTTAATGTCAATATTATTGTCGTTAATGTAAGCGGTGAGATGTATATCAGAAGAGAAAGCATTTTTGTCAATTTGAGGTAAAGAGTTACCCATAAATGCGAGATGTGTCAGTGAATTGTTACTACAATCCCAGAACTTAGGTCCAATATGCTTGATATTATCTGGTATAATTAAGGATTGTATATTAGAGAAATTTATCAAAGAAAAATTTAAACACTGAACTAAAGATGTCCGTGAAATAACAATATTAGAGATGCCTGAGTTATGGAAAGCGTCGTCAATATTAGTAAGAGATGATGGTAAAATAAGTTTAGTAAGAGATGAAGTGTTTTCGAATGAAGAATAACTGATAGTATGAACAGTGTCTGGTATATTTATAAGCGTAATAGAGGTGCAATCCTTAAATAGAAACGGAGGAATTGACTGAATATTTGGGCTTAACAATACTGATGTTAGTTTTTTGCAACCATTGAAGCATGCAGGATGGAGAATATGTAGATGTTGTAAAGAATCAATATATTGTAATGATGAACAAAAAGAGAATGCACCTGAATGCAATGTAGATATAGATTTTGGTACAAAAATTTCATTAAATATTTTTCGGTCATCAAATGAGAAGCCATAAACGGATTCAACTGTAATCGGTGTATTATTATGCTGTATAGTAGTAGGTATAGTAAAGGAAGATTGAGAAATACCAAATGAACCAACTATATGAGCAGTATTGTTATGTATAATAAATGAGATATTATTGTGTCTTATGTAAGGTATGATAGTAGAGTAATTTTTTATAGAAGGAATAAAATAAATAGATTGAAAGTCTTGGAAAGATTGTTGGATAATCCAATCGGCACCGTATTTAATATTACCAGAATAATCATAAGAAGAGCCAATAATAACATCACATGATACATTAAGAATTTGAAAGTAAAGTTTCCAAGAAGGATGTGTTAATAGATTAGGAGTCAAGAAGTCAATATTTCTTAACGAATAATGGTTTACAATATCAACCATAAATTGTAAATTTTGAGAAAAGTTTAAAGGCAAATTTTGATATACTTTTCTTTGTAATTTAACAGTTGTATTTTCATCAATGTCACCTGGAGTAAAAAACGGATATAATCCCAGAAAAAGAGGAAATGCATTTTCGTGAAATACAATTCCAACTCTTTTAAGTTGAGGTAAATTTAATTTAATAAAAGACATAACTTCTTGACACGTAGTGTTGTGATCATATATAATAGCAGCAGTTGAATTAGATAAATAAGATTGATAGTCACTAACATTTGCATCAATAAAGAGTAATTGTTGTTGCGAATTATGGATATTTCTATTTTCAAAAGATGTCATATACCATAAATAGACACAAAAAAGTTATGCTAAATTCAACATAAAAGTAATTTCATAGCAATATGAATGTATTTAGTGAGTTTTGACGTAGGAATAAAAAATATGGCATATTGTGTATTTGATTTATGTGGAAACCAGATAGTTGATTGGAATATATTGGACTGTTCTAGTTATGATACGATAGAAACGAAGAAATGCGGAGAGATTCAAAAAAATGGTAAGAATTGTGAAAATATAGCGAAATATTACCACGGAGATATGTATGTTTGTGAGAAACATGCAAAAAGTTCAAATCGTTATTTTATTTCAACTAAAGAAGAAAAAAAAATAAGTAAAAAGTCGTTGAAAGAATTAAAAGAATTACAAAGTAAATATATCCCTACGGATACGAGTGTGTTAAAGAAAGATATAATATCAAATGTGTCTACGTATTTGGAAAGCCATAGTTGGAAGAAAATAGAGAAAGGAAAGAAAGCGAGTGATATAGATTTAATAGAAATAGGAAGAGTATTATACAGAAAGCTAAACGAAATTAAATATATGAAAGATGCGAAATACGTAATAATCGAGAACCAAATAAGTCCGATAGCAAATAGGATGAAGACGATTCAAGGTATGATAGCACAACATTTTATATCACTAGGTACAGAAAGAATAGAATTTGTATCATCAAGTAATAAATTAAAGGACTTAGTGACTAAATCAAATGCAACAACTGAGTACAAAAAACATAAACAAGACGGTATACATTATTGTCGTGAGTTCTTGAAAGAATATGAAGATAAATGGAAAGAAGTATTAGAAAATTCAAAAAAGAAAGACGATCTAGCTGATTGTTTTTTGCAAGGTTTGTGGTATAAAAATGTAATTTTAGTAAAAAATGATTAAATATATATTAGAGTGCGTACAATTTAAATATAAATAATGTAATTTAACCATATTATGGAAGTAGTGGATATAGACTTGACGGATGTTCCAACCGAAAATATGTCATCAAGCTCACAGCCGCCATCTGTCTCGTTTGGAGGTGGGATAGAGTTATTAATGAATGAAAAGAAAAAATCATCATCATCGTCAACAAATATTGATTTAGGAGATTTAGATAATTTAGAAAGTGAACTGAATGATTTATCATCTTCTTCATCGGGGAGGGGCAATAATGGAAGTTCAAAAACACTAGATGGATTGTCTGGATTTGGTAATTTTTTTGGATTACAAAATGAATCAAAAGACACTGTAGTTATAGACGATGATCCAATTCAATTAGGACAAGCGACAAAAGAAACGTCATCATCTCAATCAAGTACATGGGATGGATATGCAAAAATGAAAGAAGATATACCACAAGAACGAAAATCGGCAGGAATGTCTGAAAGAGAAAAAAGACGAAAAAAGAGGTTAATGATAAAAAAGTTAGAAGAGTGGGCAGAAAAGGGTACTTATAAGAATGGTTCTCATTTTACAATGGAATCAGATTATGACGAAGTGGAAGATGAGTACGAAGGGGCATTAGAAGAGAAAAGGAAGAAAGACAGTGTAAAATTACAAGGCTGGTGGTTTACTACAGTAGTGAGTACACTTGAATATGGAAATGCATTGGTAAACCCTTTTGATTTAAATCTAGATGGATGGGGAGAACAAGTAAGTGAAGATTTAGATAGTTATGAAGAAATATTTGCAGAGTTGCATGATAAATATAAAGGAGGAAAAATGGCACCAGAAGTATCATTATTGTTGAGATTGGGATTTTCAGCAGCAGTTGTAAACATGAGTAATAAAATGTTAAGTTCAGCAACACCTGGATTTAGTGATATTATAAAACAAAGTCCAGACTTAATGAAAGCGTTTTCCAGCGCAGCAGTAGATACAATGAGCAAACAGAACTCAGCATTTGATTTTGCGAAGACAATGATAAACACTCCTCCTGAGCAAGTAAGCACACACATGGGTCCACCTCCTGCTCCTGTAAAAACAAAAAATGAATCACCAATAACAAGACCAGGTATGCAATTTACTACAAAACCAAATAGCCGTCCTGATTTAGATTCATCAAGAGGATCAATGTTTAATGAAAGTGGTGTGGAATTAAATTCTTCACAAGTATTAGATGAACCACATAGATCAATAATTAGACCTGAAATGAAAGGACCTCAAATATCACCAGAAATAGATAATTTGCTTTCTGGTTTAAAAACAAAACCTAAGACATCGGAACCAATAATGGCTCCGAGAAACGATGAATTAATGACAGGAAATACATCTGTAATAAGTGTTACATCAATAAAAGATTTAGATAGTACAACATTACCAAAGAGGACAAAAAGAAGAAATACATCTAATAAAAATACAGTTTCCTTAGATATTTAAATATAATTCGATATGAATATATAGATATAATATTATAAAAAATATATTATTATGCATGGTACACGTTTACAGTCATTATTTATAAAAATAAGAGAAATAAATAATTTTTTATGGACGACTCCGTTTTCAACATATGTTTCTATAGGTTATTTTTTTATGGTTCACTTCCAGAAAATAGTAGAAGAATTATTAAGACCAATATTACAAGTAAAGGAAGAAGAAGAACCTGAAAAGGATTGTTATTTAAAAATATTTTCTTTATACGCAAATCCAAATACAACTATACCTTTGTTTACGGCATTTCCATATTTTCAAAAAGAAGATATAGTATATGATGTGGAAATGATAGAAGTAGAAGTAACAGAAAACACGATAGATATTGTAGTGAACACACAATATGATATGTTTTGGAAAGATGACGATAACTCCAGGGGGGATTCGCTAGAATCGTTATTTATTGTTAAAAACATAGACAAATATATTATAAGAAGAAAAGAACAGAATGATGAATACGATACCGATAAGGAGATACCAAATATTCTCAAGAAATTAGAGACAGTTCCATTTCTGTATGCGGAATACACTCATCCTATGTTACAAAATCCAGTAGAAATTGAATTAGACGCAGGGTATTATACAGTCGGTAATGAGTTATTTTCAGCTGCGTTCTTATCTTGGTTTTTAGAAAAATCAAATATGTATTATGTGTTTGATTATGATTATAAATTAAAGGTAGTTGATTTAAACATGAATGAATTAACTCTGAATTCAAATGACTATATTAAGATAATAGAAACAGGTTATGAAATATTTATGGATGATAACGAAGAAGTAAATAAAGTGGAGGAAAATTTAGAAGAAAATGATTGTGAATATTTAGATGAAAATAATGAGTGTATATATTCACGTTCAACGAAATCAGAATCAGAATCAGAAGACGAAGAAAGTGAAGTGGAGGATAGTGAAAATAGTTGTAGTTCAAAAACAGGTAATTTTTCTGAGAATGAATTATAATTTTTTTCACATATAAATATATATGGTAAACCAAATTAAAAAAGGAGGACGAAGTATAAAGAAAGGAGGTATGGCAACGTCTAATGGCAAATATGGCAAATTATCATCAGTGTGTATAAATTTTGATAAAGATGGTGTATATAAAGAAACAATAGTTGAACACAAACATGATTCAGAGAAGGAGGATGAGGATGAGGATGAGGATGAGGATGAGGATAGTGATAATAAGGTTAGTAGTCCTTTATCAGCAATATTCTCTTCATCAAAAAAACAATCTTCACCATCTTTACTATCTTCATCAGAAAAACAATCTTCACCATCTTTACTATCTTCATCAGAAAAACAATCTTCACTACCTTCGCCAAACGGACAACCATTAACAGTTGGACAAGAAGTGATGAATGAACAGCAGAAGGGTGGTAGAAAATTAACACAAAAAAGAAACAAGAAAAGTAAAAGAAGTAAAAAAAGCAAAAGTAGAAAAAACAGAAAAACAAAAAAAACAACCCGTAAATAATATAAAGATAAAAATTTATAATTTGTATCGTCGTTGATACTTAATGTCAAGTTCTTCAGCCGTAGAAAATCTGCAAACCATGACTAGTACCATTTGTTCTTCACACTCTTTAAATGACAAATGGGTTTTATATCACCATTTACCATGCGAAAAAGATTGGACAATGTCTGGGTATACAACAATCTGTGATGAAATAGATAGTATAGAAAAGGTAAAGTCTATATATTCAAGTCTTACCGAGAATATAGTGAAGTTCAGTATGTTATTTTTCATGCGGGATGCAGTAACCCCATTATGGGAGGACGAGAACAATAAGAACGGCGGATGTTTCTCGTATAAGGTAATAAATAAACACGTTATGCAAGTGTGGCGTGATATGATGTATTTGACAAGTGGAGAAACGCTTGGATTAAACAAAAAATACAACGAAAACATAAATGGTATAACAATATCACCAAAAAAGAATTTTTGTATAATAAAGATATGGTTAAAAAGTCCAGAATATCAGGATTCTCAAATGATAACATCTGTAAATAATTTGACAAAACATGGTGTTATATTTAAAAAGCATGGAGAAACTTAAAACATAAGATATATATATTATTAATCTTATGTTTAATACTTTACAGGTGGCAATGGTGATAAGCATAATTTAATATCTCCCATGTCAGATCCAATGTCATATTTGACAATAAGAGGAAGATCATTTTCTAAATAAATTTCTAAATTTTGGGAGAGAGGGGTACATTTAATAAAGTTATTGAGAGATTTGAGAGGGAACTCTCCACACATAATGGTTTCTGGTGCAGGTTTTTTGCGAAATTTAATGGCATCTGCCATTTTATCATCTATAATTGAATTAGCATTTGGTTTCTGTTCACTTCTGAAAATTTTCGAAGTGGCAAATTGACCTGAACATGAAAAAATTAAATCATCACCAACTGACTCAATTTTGATACGATCTGATAATCCAGTAAGATCTCTGATAATTTTTTGAAATCCAGTACTAGGCATATGTATAATGGCAGAATAAGTTACTTCGGGAACTTCTAGTTCATCCTCTTCTGGTTCAAATAATCGTAGTTTATAATTGTTACACTGATTAATTTTACCATTATCATATTGAAGACCTAAATGGGAAACACTACCATCATGATAGTCATCTTTGTCAATGTACATTGAGAAAAGATCATCATTAGAAGTGTTAGATATGAGCTTAAATAGATGAAGAGAGTTTGCACAAATAACAATTTTATCAGGTGTACATTCGTGTTTTTCAAACTTTATTTTCACTGCTACTAGTGTAGTATGATTTTTATCGAAATTTATAATTTTCATTCCAGTTTTATCAAGAATCATAGTAACATCTGGAACTAAGTCCTTTAGTGCACTATACAAATTTTTAATTGGATTAATTTGAATAGTCTGCATAGTTAGTACATTTTTTTCAATTTCCATATATAATATGTATTATTTTTTTTGTATTTATATTTGTTGAATATTATTTTATATTATTTTATATTATTTTATATTATTGAGATTTCATTTTTAATTCATTATCAAAAAGTGGGAATACATCTTTATCGTGAGTAATAATAAGTATGCTACTCTTGAATTTTTTAAAATCTTGAATCAATCCAATAACCTCCTTTTTAAGTTGGGGATCTAAAGCATTCGTAGGTTCATCTAATATTAGTATTTTGGAAGGATTAACAAATCCACCAATCATATTTACAATTTGACGTTGACCTCCAGATAAGTTTTCTCCTAATAGTCCTGAATCTTTAGTACGAATATTCATGTTTTTGTAAAGTTTTGCAATTGTAGGGTATTTCATAATTTTATCAAGGAAATAGTCACATTTTTCTTTATCGTTACATCCATATAACATATTGTCGATTACTTTTTTATCAAACAGTTTAGAATTTTGATTGACATATATAATATTTTTACGTAAGAAATTAGGATCAAGCTCTTTAATATTAACCCCATCTATAAGTATATTACCATTTTCTAGAGGATACATCTTAATTAATAATTTTACGAACGTACTTTTTCCTGAACCAGAAGGTCCTGTTATACCCAAAATTTCATGATTACCAAGAGTTATATTATAGTTTCTATCTTTAAAGACATTTTTTCCAGAACTATATTTATATGTAACGTTTTCAAATGTTATTTTTTTAAATGGTAAGTTCTTATCTGAAAATCTACCAGACTTTAATACTTCTTCGAAGTGAATATTTACATGTTCAAAATATTTCAAAGCTACTTCCATTCTTCCAATAAAACCAATAAAATCAGGAAGTTGTTCTACAAGAGCTACCATTTTTTCACGGAAAGTAATTAATATAGTAATAGATGCTATAAAAGTAGTTTGTGTTATATTATTATTCATCTTTAATGTAATTAAATAGTATAGAGAAATCAAAAACACAAATACTAGTATAGCACTCATAACTGCTGATAGATAATTAGATACTTTATAGTATTTATAACCGGCATCTGCATTCTCGTTCGCAATTTTATGCATTTTATCTGACTCATCTTGGGTTTTTCCTCTATAAACTATCTTATCTAGGTTGCTTAATATGTCAATTAAAACTCCATCTGTTTTTTGTATTTGATCTTCATATTCATTATTTTTCTGTAACACGCTATCAAAAGACCACATGTAGTACATAATCACGAAAATATTACCAACAAAAAATATCATAGCGAAAATAGGACTTATAAATAAAAAGTATGACGCTATCACTATAGTATATATGACATTCGGTATCATAAATGCCATAATATCGGAAATAATTGCAGCAACCAGGTCAGAAACACGATGAATAGGAGAATTAAGTTTTGTAAAATTAATTTCGCTAAAAATATCATTGTTTACTTTCATAACTAGCTCAAGCAATTTATAACGTGCCCATGGTTTCATTTGAGTTACTAGTTTACTTTTTATTTCATAAAACAAGTAATATAATATTTGATAAAAAATATAAAACCCACATAAAATAAGAAACAACTGCCAAACATTGTTGGATGAAGAATCTTTTGTAGTTTCTATTAACTTAGATGTAAATTCACTAATTCCATTAGTTTGTACTAGTCCGATGACAACGCTAATGACAATCAGAGATATCATGTACCATTTATTTTCAATTGAAAATTCTTTTAACAAATAGTAAATAATATTGGAATCACTTTTAGGCATATAATATAAATACTGAAAAAAAACATTGCTAAATAGCGAAAATTATAATAAGTTTATTTTAAGTAATTCATATATTATATATAATATGGATGCCTTTTTGAAAACCCAAATTATAACATATATGGGTAATAAACGGAAATTATTACCACATATAGAAGATATCATTGTGAAAATAGAAAAAAAACTTGAAAAAAAACTAAAAATCGGAGATGGCTTTTCAGGATCTGGTATTGTGTCTAGATTATTTAAACTTTATGCACAAGAATTGTATGTAAATGATATATCTCACTATTCGCATACATTGAATACGTGTTATTTATCGAATCGTCCATATGAATTGAATGAAGAATTAAAAAAATACGTAGATCTGGCGAATCGTTACGTAGAACAGGATAATAAAGAAGTTCCTAATTTTATACAAAAACATTGGTCTCCTAATAATACGAATATTACCGAAAATGATCGTGTTTATTTTACACACCAAAATGGAAAAAGAATAGATTCTTATCGCTATTTTATAGAAACACACGTACCTGACCATATAAAACCTTTTCTATTGGCATATTTACTAGTAGAATGTTCAATTCATAATAACACCAATGGACAATTTTCTGCGTTTTACAAAAATGGTGATGTTGGACAATATGGTGGAAAAAAGAATATAGACCTTACTAGAATTACACAACCAATAAAACTATCTAACCCTGTATCTTATAATTCTACATGTAATACTCATATAAGTTGTCAAGATACGAACGAATGGATAAAAAAAATACCTGAATTAGACTTAGTATACTATGACCCTCCTTATAATAAACATCCTTATAACATTTATTATTTTTTATTAGAAATTATTGATAAATGGAATATACATCAAGAAATACCGGACACATATCGTGGACAACCACTAGGATGGGAAAGATCAATGTATAATAGTTCAAAATATGCAGAAAAAGCTTTTGATTCGTTAATAAAGGAAACAAAAGCAAAATTTATTTTAATATCATATAATAATGGTGGAATAATACCAATAAGTAAAATAGATGATATTTTAAGTAATTATGGTAATGTTGAAAAAATACCAATAGAGCATAAAACATATAACCGATTAAAAGGAATAAGTGAGTATAAAAGAAGTAGTGAAAAGGAAAAAATACAAGAATATATGTGGTTGGTTGATACAACATCAAAAATTTAAAAACAATATAAGAATTATTCAGGTATAACATAAAACAAATGGAAGAATTCGACACACAATCCTTATTAAATCAAACACAATTATTCTGGCAATACCCAGTTAAAACTGAACAAGTATTTTATGATCAAAACAAAGAAAATGTTAATTATTGTGGTATTCCATGGGCAACTGTATTAGATAAAAGAGTTGACAAAAATGCATTGGTTAGAGTTTTGTTCAAGTTTCTAAAACATAAGCGTTATTATACTTGTTGTCAACATATATCATTTCGTAAATTAATACCATTGATGAAGGTAATTGGCATAATAAAGCTATACACCCCTCATAAAATTAAAGGAGAAGATCAAATCAATGGTATTACAATTATGCCATGTCCCTTATATGCTGTAAACATAGAAGACAATACTAAAAATGCAATAATTAAAGATGGTGATGTCTTTAACAATAAGAGACAATATTTATTTTCTTTTATGGGTGGGGTACAACCAGACTATATGAGTAATGTACGTTATAATATATTAAAAATGAATGACGTACCAGATAGTTATATTGAAAATACAGGACATTGGCATTTCAACCATGTTGTATATACACAATTTCAAAATAAATATGGAAATTTAAATATAGACGAAAAACATAAAAGAAAAACAGACAAGTATAATAATGTATTGTTAAATAGCCGATTTAGTTTATGTCCTAGTGGAAGTGGACCCAATTCTATCCGATTTTGGGAATCGTTAGCAGTTGGTGCAATACCGGTTTTATTGTCAGACACTCTGGATCTTCCATATGGTATTAATTGGAAAGACATGATAATTATCTTACCAGAAAATGAATTAGAAGAGTTACCAAATATTTTAAGAAACATTAGTACTGATACAGAGCAAAAAATGCGTATATTATGTATCAACACATATAAAGACATAAGATGCAACTTTACAAACAACATAAAAAAATAGTTATTTTAGTAAAGTAACATTGTTTAATCAGTACAAAGTACATGATATAAATATTTAATCGTGATACATTTTTTACGTGTCCTTTCACATTCTATCAATGCTTCTCTTAATTCATCACAATAATTATACCCGCTAGAATAATGAGGACTACTATTATGTCCTCGTTTAATGACATTTGTATTTGTACATTTTCTTATATTTACTTTCTTAATCTGGGACAAACTTGAATTCATAATATAGTATATAATATGTATATACTATTTAAACATTTATTAACTTTTCATTTATTCTTTTAATATCACGTTTGGCAATGTCATCTGCTAGATTTCTCACTTTATCAAGCATATTCATCATATCTTGTCTACCTTGAAAACGATCCTTTTCATTGTTTATTAAATAACGAGGCTTTCCACCGATGTTATCGCAAAAATGATGTCTTAATGGGAAAAATGCATTAATTCCTTTATATATTAAATTAATCCAATCATCACATCCCCAGTTTATTATTTCTGGAGGAAAAAAATATCCAAACAATTCCATATGTTTTCTAGATACAAAACTTTGTGTTAAAATACGGTCATTATTGTTCATTGGTCCAGTCATTCCTATATTGTTATTATTTTTTAGAGTTATTATACAATCGTCAATCCATCCTGAGGTAGTAAATTTTATATCGTCCCCACATTGAAAGAAATAATCACATTGATCATTATATGCAGCTTCAAATAATACATTCCACATTAAGGTTAGGTGACCTTTTTTTATACCGTCCATATGTAAGAACTTAATGTCTATGTTTTTTAATACAGAACAAAACCGTTTTAGTTTGGTTTTGTTTTCATCATTGTCATATATACGGTCATTTTTGTCAATTCCAATATAAAATGTGTAATTATAGTCTTTGTTATAAGTTAAAGCAAACGTTTTTATAGTTGTATCATACAAGTACGACTGTTCAACCGTTTGCCAATCTCTATCCTTTGAAGTACATGGAATAATAATCCCTACTTTCATTATTATATAATATAATTTACACCCTTTATATTTATTTTCCAGATACAGAGCAATATTTGTATATTTTCTCTTTTATAATATCAATTTTGGATATAAGTAAATTATCTAATTTATAAGTTGCACCTAAGTTTTCAAGACCGGGTATACTGTTACATAACTCTTTCATGATTGCTGATTTTGTATAAATATTTTCATCGTATGATTCGTCACTTAAATAATCAAATGCCTTATTCATTATAATAATTATAAAATAAATTGTGTCCTCACGACTATCCGATGTCCACCATCTACGAACACTTGAAAACGATCGTGAATCTACATTTAAAATTTTATTTTGAACAACCATTTTTTCATCTTGTTTAATTTTAGATATCATTTTTACATTGAGTATTACTTCTTCTATACTTATTTCGACAATTTTATCATCCATGTTTATTAATACATAATATATTTAGGTATCTTTAACTGATTATTTTTACTTTATTTTCTATTTTTATAATATATGGTCGTTACACGTAAAAAAAGAGCGAATTTAAAAATGAAAGGATCAGGGATGATTGAGAATGCGGTGGGCAGCCTAATATCTGGAGCATTATCTGCGTTACCGGATCGTGTAAAAACGGTAATTTTAAAGATGATAACGAATGCTCATCCCGTTTTAAAAATATCAATCCCAATTATTTGTAAGGTATTAAATGAAATAGAAGATTATAATTTGAAACAAGATATTATAAAAAATTTTTCACAAGTACTTATAAATGCAAGTGATTTCGACATCAAACAATACATAGCCAATAATGAAGATGAGGTCACCCTCTCTATTAAAGATGCAATGAAAGAAGCAAAAACTCCAGATATGGTTATAGATGGAGTTGTACCGAAGTTAATAGGCATTCTAAAAACCGGAGGACAGTCTATGAAAATGATTCAGTTGCAAATAAAATCGCATATCACGCTTATTGCTAGTCAAGCATCTGTGATGATGGAAGTATTGGACACATTATGTAAGGGAGATATAAATCCAATTTCTTTACCACCTAATATTGATCTTACATCATTTGCAAATGATTTGAATAGTATGTTGGTTAAAATTGCTAAAAAAATAGAGGAAAGTGATATAGATGGTGCAATGGAGGTAATAAATAGTTTCAGACAAACCAATAGTATAGAAGCAGCAGAAGAGCCAGCAGCAGAAGAGCCAGCAGCAGCAGAGCAAGTAGCAGAAGCAGAGCAAGTAGCAGAAGCAGAGCCAGTAGCAGCAGAAGCGCCAGTAGCAGAAGCGCCAGTAGCAGAAGCGCCAGTAGCAGATGCGCCAGTAGCAGATGCGCCAGTAGCAGCAGCAGCAGAAGCGCCAGAAGCAGCAGCAACAACAGAAGCAGCAGCAACAACAGAAGCAGCAGCAACACCAGAAGCAGCTCCTGTTAATAATATTGGTGGAAAAAAATCACGACGAAAACGAGCTACTAAAAAAAAGAGACGCACCCGAAAAAAGAGAAGAATCCGTAAGAAAACGACAAAAAAATAAGTTGTTAATATACATATTATATTAACAATTAGTATCTAGACCATTTTTCACGATTAAATGAATTAAGGAAAACTTTATTGCCTCCATTATTTTTCCAATATTCTATTTTTTCTTCCATTTTTTGTTCTTCCTCTGTTTTAGGATAAGGACGATCTTTTTTAGTTTCTAACATATTCATTTCGCTTTTTGTTGGCTGAGGCTTATACCCAAAACAATTTGCACCGAATTTTAATTCAGGATTATCAAAGTACCCACCGTTTACACCTGGACGTCCA